CCGCGCCGTTCACGACGAGCAAGTCGCCGGTCGTCGTCGCGCCGCCCGAGGACGGCAAGAGGTCTGCCGTCCATAGACGATTGACTACGCCGTCGACAAAGCTGACCTGAAAGCTGCCGCGGGTCGTGCCGCCAACCGAGGGGAATACCTGTACGACTTGGTTGTCGTAGAATTGGTTCGCATTGTCGACGTCGATAAACGAAAACGACGGGCCGGCCGAACCGGAACCCGACGAGGCCGTAACGACGGTCCCGAGCGTACCCGAGCCGTCCCCTTGCAGGTCGGCGTCGAGGTTCGATTTGAACTGCTCGAGGGTGTGAGTGAACTCGGTCGCTTTGACGTTGACTCGCGACTTTTTGCCCGAGTCGGTCGACCATTGCGCTTGTGCCGTAATTTCGCAAGCTTCGGAAAACGAAACCGGCGAAAGGAACTGCGCAGCGTAGACCGAGCCCGTGCCGCGACCCATATCGCCGCCGTTCGCGTCGAATTGGGTGTGTGTGCTGCCTGCCTTGATGCGCATAGGAATACGCAGCGAAGGCCGGCCGCCACTGTCAAAGCTGGAACCGTAGCCGCCCCCCGTCGAGGTCGACATGGGGATGACTCGACCTGCTTTTTTGATGCGGGCGTAAAACGTGTCCTCGGTGAGCATCAAGTCGGGAACATCTTCCCGAACCGCCTCGAGTTCAACGCTCTGTACGGCCGCCTCATTCATTGCGGTCATGGCATTGCCTAAGTTTTGAACTTGTACCCTGCGGTTCGCGCCCCTGTATGCGCGGGCTTCGCTCTGCCCTGGGTGTGGAAGGTACAGTGTCCCGCCGTAGCGGGGCCTTACATCCTGACTTTGCCGGCGTCTGCAGTTGTTATGCGGTTTAAGGAGACTCCGCGACTCCATGCGGCCGATCGGTCAGAGAATCTTGAGGGGCGCCGGCAGTCCCGAAGGTTCCGGTAGGGACGTTAAGGGTCACTAACCCTCTGACGTTGCCCTCGCCCCTAACTTGTTCCCTGGGCTTCGCTCTGCCCTGGGTTTTTAGCGTATAGCGTCCCGCCATGTCAGAGAATCTTGTTTCGTCTGTCCATTTTTACCACTTCGCAAGCTTCCCATCTTTGCGCCAAACCTGCCCATGCGGCAAGATAAATTGCGCCTTATCCGATCGGGTCCAGTCGACGTCGCCCGCCTTCGGTTTCCCGACCGCGGTCATGGTCCGCTCGCTGCCGGCATTGTTCGCGGGCCGTCTTGTCCCACTGCCGGCGCCGGCGCCTGCCGTCCTAACAAGGTTGTGATCGCGCAGTACGTTCTTGATTGCCCGCGCGACGTTCGCGCTCGCATTGCGCACGATAAAGCCGACCGCCTTGTCGTGATCGGCGGCTTTCATGATCGCGGTATACCGCCTCTGGTATTCGGCCTGGGAGTTCGTCAGGCGCGCGATCTCTGCGTTAATGTCGCCCCTGATCTTGTTCCCCTGCCGCGTCTCGAGCCGGCGGTTTCCGAGTTGCGTTTTCAGTTCGCGGTTGATCAGGCGGGTCATTTGATCATTGACCTGCGTCCTGACCCCGCCGTAAAAGACTTTCTGCTTATCGCTCAGGACCTCGGCGCGCTCGGCCGCGATCTTGTCTCGGTCGGCTTTGAGTGGGTCGTTAAGCTGCTTTTGCGCCATTTCGCGCATAGGCTTAAAGACTTTCCCGACGAGGTCGTTATAGAGGCGCGTAATGTCTTCGAGCTTGTTCGCCTTGATCGCCTCGCCCATCTGCGCCATAGCAGAAAAGACGCCGTACTCTTCGAGAAACTGCGAGCCGATTACACTCGACTTTTGTTCCCAGGCGCCGCGGTCCATGCCTTTCAGCTTGTCCCAGGCCGGCAAGAGCAGGGCCTTAAAGCCGTCGGGGTAGTCGGTCGCCCAACCGTCGAGAACCTTCGGGTCGCCCGCCTCGAAACCTTTGTCGAGTTCGCGGTAAAGCTCGAGGTCCGAGGCCATTTCGTTTAGAGCCTCGACGCCGCCCGCGGTTTCGACCGCCTCTTTAAGCGCGGTAAGTTCCTGGGTCGTCCCGAGCTTGTCGACGTTCGCGACCTTGTAAAAAGCGCGCTGGAATCGCTGCGCGAGCGCGGGGTCGATCTCTTTCAGTTTGGCATGATCGGCTTTGAACTGGGCCGCGCGCTGTGCCGGCGTACCGAGTGCGGCCGCGCCGGCTCGTCTTTGCCCGTCGCCTTGATCATCTTCGCCGCCGCCTTGCCCATCTCCACCATCGCCTTGATCATCTCCACCGAGAGCCGCGTCGTCCTGGGGACCGTTATCGTTATCCGCGGCCGCCCCATCGTCGCCCCCTGCCCCGCCATTGTCGAGCAATAGCTCATTGTCCATTGTCTTACCTTTCCTTTCCTGAGTTCCTGAATTATTGAACTACGGGCGAGTGCTCTTGATTGCCGGCGGTCCTGCCCGCTGCGAGAGCCGTTGCCTTTGCTGCCGCGGCTGCTTTGTCGGCCATTTCGGCCGCTTGCAATTCCGCGGGGTCGAGCTTTATACCGTACTTTGCGGCCGCCTGAACCTTTCCGCTGACTGGCAAGTCTTTGAAACTGAGCGATAAACTTTCGCTCGGGGCCTTGCCTTCGGGCGCCGGCGCGGCTGCGGCTTGCTGCTCGGCGAGCGCGGCCTCATGCTCGTCGAAATGCAGTATCACGTTTCGGAACCCTTCGGGGTTCTCGGTTCGGGCCCTGATACCTTCGCTCTCGTTCGCCCAAGTCTTAATTTCGGCGGCCTCGGTCGCATGATCGTCGAGCTTTTTGTCGATCGGGACCGAGCTTACCTCGGGCGGTATCTGCGCGATCGATTGCTGTATCGCGGCGATCGCTGCAGGGTCGGCCTCTATGCCGTTCGCCTGGGCCTGCTCGAGTAGTTCCCTGACCTTTTGCTCGGCGTCCATGAGCGCGGGGTTAGGCTCGGGCGCGCCCTCGAGCAGTATCATGATCTCGCCGAGTTGCTTTTTCGAGGCCGAGGCGGTCGGAATGACTAGCTCGGGGACGCCGACCTTGTCCTTTGCGATCAGTTGATTACGGGGCGCCGACAATATCGAAGCGAGTAGCGGGTTCGTCGCGGCCTTGTCGAGCAGGTTCGTCCAAACTGCGCGCTGCGCGACCCATGACTCGGGAAAGTTCTCGTCGGAGTCGGGGAAGCATAGCAGGTTCGCCTTTAGGTCCTGCGGGTCAATCGCGATCTTTACGTCGGTCCCATCCCTGCCCTTGATCGTTCCCGACATGACGCCCTGACGGTATTCGGCGGCGGCCATGACGGCTTGTCGCATAAGCTTCGCGTAAGAGGCTTTGATATTGCGCCATGCAAGGCCGATGCGCCCGAGGGCTTGATCGCGCTGCGACTCAATGCCTCTGGCCGTATCGTTCGAGCCCGTGTTACCGCCGAAAAGCGCGGGGAAGGCGCCGCAAAGGAATTGCGCCATTTCGCCGAAAAGCTTTTCGATATACGTCAAGAGGCCGTCGGCTATTTGAATCTGCGGCTCGACGAAAAAGTTCTCGGCAAGGGCCTTGTCGACGCGCCGTTTCATCTTGAGGTAGGTATTCGGCTTTGACTGTATGTCGCCGAGCGCGTTCGCGTCCATTGCCTCGGCGTCGACCCACTTGATCGGGATAAGGTGCATAAACGACTCATGAACGAGGTCCATGCAATCGTTGAGCTTTTCCTGTAGCGGGATAAGGGGCGTCCCGAGGGCCGGCCGGTGCATGCCGTCGCCTGGGCGGCCGTGCGTCAAGGTCCAGTGATCAAGAAACCGCTCGTTGCGCACCTCGCAGACCGTCTTCCCGATCATGACGACGAGCATACCCTTCGGGAAGTTATCATAGAGCCAATTCCGCTTGTCGTCGTCCTTTTCCTCGACAAAGAAAGCCGGCGTAACCCAGGTGTGCTGTATCGTGCAGTTATAGGTCATGGCGTCGTTTGTCATGTTCGACGGCCGCATGCCCATCATAATGCTCGTCCGCGCAAGTCGTTCGTAGTCCGACTCCGCGGTCGCTGCCTGATTCGGCTGAATCTCGTCGGCGACTTCGGGGTACTTCGTTTTACCCCTGACGACGTCGATCTCTTTCGACCATTGCAGATAGTCGCTTTCCTCGAGGCAAGAGGCCTGCATCGGCGTCTTAACCTCGAGGGTCCCGCTTATTACGATCTCTTCACTACCTCGGGGGCTGCCCTTTACGGGTCCCGCCGGCTGCTCTTGCGCTTGCTCTCCCTCTCTAGGTGCACCCGCTTGAGTGCCTTCGGGACCTTCGCCCCCGAGTTCGGGCAGGTACGAAAGCTCGTCCTGCATATCGTCCATGTCGCCATGCGTGAACCCGTAGCGGTTGCCGTCGAGGACGTGCCGAACGTAGGTATAGGCAAGGCCGTCGGTCCAGAGGAAGCGAGCGAGGTCTTCCTGCAAGACGATCATATTGTTATTTCGTTCGATCAAAAGCTTCGCCTGCTCGGCGGCGTCGGCGGCGTTAAGCTGCGCGGCGTTTTTGGGGTCTTCGGGCTCGAACCTGACGGGCGGCGTCGACGAGGTCAGGGCCGCGGTAATCGTGTCCCCGAAAGCCAGATACATATTCGTCTCGCCCGCATGATCGTCGTAGCTCTGCCCGCCCATGAGGACATTTTGCGGCAGGACCCAGGCGCCGTTACGGCCGGCTAAGAGGTGCTGATTGCCGCGGTAAAAATAGCGGGCTTTCCAGGCGTCGCGGACCTGTAGCCGGCGGCTTGTGAGGTCGCGCTGCGAACACTTGCCGGCAATACCTGAAACCGTTGCTTTCTTCTCTGCCGCGGTCAGACCGCCCTCGTCGCCCTCGAGCGAGACTTGATCGTTAGTCGCGTCAAAAGGGCAGAGTTCCCCAGGCGCGAACTGCCGCTCTTGGGCAGTAAGCTCTTCCTCGTTCGTCGTCGTCGCGCTAACGATCTCTGAATCGTTCGGCATTTACCCTCGGGCCGCGGCGTAAGCTTTCGCCATGCCGGCTTGTCTCTTGGTTTTTGTCGAAGCATGCGAACCCTCGGCGGTTACATGCTGCGCGAACTCGCTCGTACTCATATGCGCCCTTTGGGCTTTCCGCTTAAACGCGCCTTTTGTGCCGGCATGTTTTTCGCGCTGACTTTCGGCTTGCATCCAATGTTTCGCACCCACTTTTTTACCCTCTCTTTTCTCGCCGGCTCGCTCGGGTAAGTGACTAAAGTCTGTAGCAGCCGACCATTCTGCGAGGCCTGTCTCGCCGCCGAACTTTTCAGGGTGAGCATAGGCGAACCTCTGCTCGGCCTTTGATTTGAACGGCAAGACAGACCCCCTTTTTGCGTTAGAGACTGAAACCGCGCAAAGCGATCGCGGCGTTCGCCGTCATGACACACTCGCGCAGTTTACGGATAGCCGCGGTCTGATCGGCGCCCTGCGGTGTATTCCGTATCAGGATGCCGGCAAGGAACCGCGCGCCTTCCCGAATGCTTTCATACTGCATCTGCTGATACGGGTCGGGCGGGTGATAAGTGAAAAGAAACGCGATCGACTCGGGCGAGATAACCCTCGCCGTCTCAGGGCGATCGGGGCCGGCGATCATTCCACCGACCGACGCCTCGGTGTCGCGTTTCTTGAGCATATCAGCAGTCGGGTCGAGCCGAGACTTCGCCCGTCTTTGCGCCTCTTGCGTGAGAATTTTCAGACTTGTATCAAGTTCGCGGTCGCTAAGGTCCTGCGCCCGCATGTTTGCTGCACCTGCGTCCATTGTCTTGCCTTTCCTGAGTCCTGAATTTTCCTACGCCTCGAAATACCAGCAATAGGAATTTGCTTCGACTTTGACCGTCCCGTCTTTGTTGCGCCGCGCCTTAAGCTGCGGG